GGTAATCGTGAAGGTGTCAGTGGAGACATTTGTTACCCTGACGATTTCAGCGTTGGTGTTTGTTGGCTGGACTCCGCTAGGCCAGATAGTTGCGTCAAATGGCGTGGCAGGGAAGTAGCTACCTTGACCAGAAGTTACAACGAGCGAAGTACCACTAGTTGCTGGTGATGGCGCAGTTGCAATTAAGGAATAAGCAAAGTTTTTTAATGCATCCATTGCTTTATCCTTTTCTAGTTATCTGATTCGGTGGATGTTTCCTCGTCAGGGGTTGGTGGTATTACGGTTGCTACGGCAGAAGCAGAAAACTGTTGTTCTCCACCCATTATGAAAGTGAAGTAGTAACCGCACCAATGGCAAATGCAACGGTTGAACCAGCAGAAATAGCACCGCTAAGTCCGGTAGTTGTTCCACCGCCGAGGTATGTTCCACCAGTTCCAGCAGTAAACAAACCAAAGTAAGGTACTCCACCAGCCTCTACTGGCATTCCAGTAAAGTTTTGAGCGTTAGTTGAAGCTTGGGAACCTGATGAAGCTGAACCAAAAGCAATAGCCTGTCGTGCGTATGAACCACCAGTTACTTCACCAGACGCACCAGTTGTTGATGGGTCACTTGTAAAAAGTGCAAGGTAGTAGGTTGTTGAAGGCACGAACATTGCGTTGAGGCCAGTGTTCTCTTGTGCTACTGGTAAACGAGCCATTTAATTTCCTTTAGGTAGTTCTTGTTCATACTGTACCACCGGATTTTCCAGTCGGTCAATCCGGGCAAGTAATTCTGCGACCATCCTATTTGTCTCTATGTTGAGTGGCAAGTCGGGTTCTGGTTCGTCAAATTCGTCTTGAACGGTAAGTACCAATTCCTTTAATTCGTCAAATTGCTCATGTTCAAGGCTAAGGATTTTGCGGATTACTTTTGCGTCTGCTTTAGTTTGTTGAAACATGGCAATTCCCACCACCGATTCAATAACAAGAGCCATCCAAGAAGCTCCAAAGTTCCACCACATGAGAATGTGGGCATTTTGAGTTGACCAACAAAGAAACGTAACCGCAGTAATCGTTAGGATAAATGCCCAACGCCTTACAATTTCCTGAACTTTCCAGCTTAAATGTTCAGATAATTTAATGGAATCCCCAGTTACAGGATGAGTGTATTTATTCTTCTTTACCTTCGTGGTATCCGAGGTGTCTTTCAAGTTTCTGCTCAATTCGGTCTAGTTCTGCATTTACATTGTTTTCGTCATAGCTCAGACGAAGCGACAATTTTTCCTCCACCGATTTTTCTAAATAATTATGTATAAAACGAACAATCGCCCATACGCCACCTACGCAAAAGAAAAAAGAACTGACGAAGGTGAACCACCAGTTTGCGCTACCTAGTACGTTGGCTGACATTATGCAGCCGGTGGTACGTGTGCGCTCGTTGCGTTTATTGCGTTTGTATTAAATCGCAAATAGGTTTGGGGCATACGCCCATCTTGATTTACATGGCAATAGCTAGGGTCGCCTTGCTGACCGTGTGAAATGGTTAGAGGATTTTTAGCGTTAGCACCTGATACGTCTACTACGAGTGCGGTGTGCCAGCCAGTTCCGGGTCCATAAACGATTACGTCGCCCGGCAAGACATCTTTGAGGGCAATCTTGGTTCCATGTGCAAGCAGTGTGCCGGTGTAGCCGGTGTGGTTGTAGCTCTGAGCATTTGGGTCTGGTGCGCCAGCCCAGTTATAGCAAAGGGTGACAAAGGCTGAGCAATCGGCGGTTACAGGTAGTTTTCCGGGATGCCCAATACCAGACATGCGCTGTGCGCCTTCTGAATACGTGAACTTGCCATGATTACTGGCAGCCCATTTAGCCCATGCAACTATGTTTTGTCTTACGTCGGTCATACTACAAGTGTAGATGAATTAAACGGTTGGTGCTGGTGCGTAAGCTTTCATACATTCAATTCCACAAAAAGATGTGTTAATTGGCACTGCTTCTGCCAAATCAAATTGTGGAATACCGTCTTTGTCTTGAATTGGTTGATTTAACAAAACAATAAAACCTGTTTTTTGCGTTCCGTTAAAAACAATTAACTCGTTGCATGAATCGCACGTAACCTCTGAAATCATTTTAATTGACATTTACCTAACTCCTTGAACTGTTAATACTCCGTTGACGATTGAAGTGCTTGAACCAGTTGTGATGGATGCAAGACCTTCAAATCTTACGGAATCTGATGTTGTGAAGTTTACAGGTAAAGTTACATCGGAACCGTACAAAAGATTTTGCCAAACCACCATAACTTGGTCACCACCGCTTGCCATAAAAACACCAACGGTATTACCAAAAGCATTATAGAAACCACTATTTACTGAATAATAAACATTTAACTGCGCTCTTGCTTGCGTCGATGGTGCTGTCCAATTGCCATACATTGTTGCAGTAAAAGTGACGAGATAGGTTAAATAACCGTTATGGTTTCCGATTGTAAAACCAGTTGCTGGATTTAGCGTATTGCTAATTGAAACAGAACTATGTTCAATGCTCCAAGCATTTGATGGTGTATAGCCAGTTGAAGGAGTAGCAACAGTCGAAGAAGTAATGCGACCATCACTACCAATAGTTAAAACAGGTATTGCAGTTGAAGAACCAACTGGACTAAATCCAGGATAAACATTATTAAGAGAAGCTACTTGACTACCAGAACCGGGTCCAGCAGTTACGTCACCAGTTAATTGAGTAATGCCTCCGGTACTTGTAATTGCAACGGAAGTCGCATTAGTAATAAGACCTTTGGAATTAAAAGTTATTCGAGGTACGTGCGTAGCGTCACCGTACGTTCCTGCTGCCAATGTCACGTTTGCAAGAGTTATGATTCCGAGATAGTTAATTGAAGCATCGCCATTCATGGTTACAGGAGTCCAGTTACTACCACTCCACACCAACATTTGACCTGCGCTACCGGGTCCTACTCCGTGTTTCCAAGTTAAACCAGTTTGCGACCAATAAAGTAATTGACCATTTGCGGTGGGTGTTTCTATTGTGCTGACCCATGCAGAACCATCCCAATACATAATGTCGCCCACTGCGGTTGGTGCTGTATTTGTTACCCACGTAGTTCCGTTGTAATAAATAATTTGTCCGGCTGTTGTTCCGCTAGGCAAACTTGTTAATGAACTTGACCAACGTGAAGCATTGCTGCCGTTACCAACCGAAGTTAAAACTAAATTAGGTGCTGTCGTATTAGGAATGTTAGGCATTATGACCTTACAGGATAAGGGTCAAGAACAAAAGATGTATGCCATGTGCCGGGGTCAGCATGAAATTGGTGACTGATAGCTTCTACTGCCATTTTTTGATTCACTATTCCACTCCCTGAAGCGTTAGGCGCATTTCTAATAAATTGCACTACGTCACCAAATAGCGTACCAATTAAAGCAGGTATGTAATAACCAACAGGTGAACTTACTGCTTGATTTGTTGTTTCAGTACGAAGCTCCACATTTTGAACTCTAGGTAATGGTGAATGAAATAAATAACCCAAGAAATTGGCGGTGGATAATGCAGCGTTCAATGAAATAGGTACGGTAGAGCCTTTTTGTAAAGTTGAGTATCCGTAAAGAGCTTCGCTGGCAACATTTTCATAAACTTGTTCGGTGCCAGATTGTGGCGATACTTTAACGGTTGTCCAAAGGTCAACGTCATCTTTAACGACTTGAAGCGAAGGAGCGTCATAAGGAACGCCTGTGTTGTTGTCAGCCCAAACGTAATAACCTGATGGCGAAATTGCTGGATTTAATGTCCACGTACCTGTTCCTGTGGTTGGTGTATTCCAAGCCCATGTTCCATAATAATTTTGAGGATTAAAATAAAAAGCTCCATCTGGACCTTGATAAAAAGCACCGGAATCGGTATCGGTTATTTGTTGAATCAAACCAATAGCCGACGAATTGGTTACTGGTGTGTCGTAATAAAATGGTTCAACTTGGCAAGTACCATTAGCGTTTCCATAAACGTATGGAATGTATGTTTTGTAACTTGTCGCTATGTTAAGCAAACTGACTGTATTGCCAAATGAATTAGTCCAAGTAGGTAGAACTACCGTTGGCACACCGCTAACAATTTGTATGCTTCCGTAACCTGCAATACAAAGTATTTCAGCAATTCTGTCACCTGAATAACATGAATAAGTCGTAATTGGTTGTCCTTGTTGCAGTATTTGTCCAGCTTTATAGCGTTTTTGAACTTCTGTACTAAGTGTTGAAATGTTTGCGTTTGTACTTAAAATAACTTCGTCAATCAGTGAAGAAAAAGTATTTGATGTGTACGTATAGTTATTGTGACCAATAGTAAAACTGTTTGTGCTTCCCGTGTAAAAAGTAAATAAACCAAACGATTGCAGTCCAGCTCCACCGCTAGCAAAAACGCCATCAACGTATAATTCCAAATAACCGTTAGGCAAAGAAACTAAACCAATGTGGTGCCAATAACCGTCATTAACGTATTGATTTGGCACTTGTGCGGTACCCAAAGGCGTTGCACCATTTTTCACCAAAACAGAAACCTCACCAGTTGTTGCAACAAAAGCCGTAAGAGTGTAAATCGAAGGAGTGCCGGATACGGCTACGTCTTGTGTGAAAATTGTTTGACCAGAAATACCATTACCTAAAATCCAAAAATCAACACCTGACCAACCACTAGGCAAGGTTGAAATGTAAAACTCACCACCACTGGTTGTTGAGGCACCAGTAAAAAAGTTTGTCCCACCGTTTCCTAAGTCAACACAACCATTAGCTTCATAAACCATTGCACCATTATTTTGAAAAGTAACGTTGCCGTTGTAATAACCATCGCTCGTATTAGTTAAATAGTTGTAAATGTTGGATACATAAGCAGTTCCAGTTCCGCTTGAATTACCAGTAGAAACAGGAAAAGTAACGTTAATTACAAATTCAGAAGGCGTACGAGATTGAATTACTGCATTTGTATAATTAAAAGTTCCCGTAGTCGAACCATTTGCGGCAGTCAAACCTGAAATAGTTACGTATTGACCAACTGTAAAATTGTTAACAGCATTGTATGTAATGTTGTACGAACCACCGCCAGCAGAAACAGAAGTAGCTCCTGTAATAGTTGCTCCTGCAGCCGTTGTTGCACGATACCAACCCGATGTGTTGTTTGATGATGGGTTGGCGTATTGCCCCCAAAAGTTTGTTGAAGCCATGTATTGAAGCGCAAGCATTTTATTGGCATCAGAACATGAAACTGTTAATTCAGAATTCAACTGGTCTTGGGCATTTTCTCTAATGCTTTCTGTAAAACCCCAATAAATAGGATAAGTAGTACCGTTCCAAGTTGCCGTAATACCAATAGGCATGCGCACATTAAGAGTATTTGGACTTCCTGAAAAATAACCGTTTCTATTGTTAAACGTTAATTGCAACGTTGCTGATTCCACTCTGTCAATAAAATGCTGTTTTCCTGCATTGGTATTAAAATCTTGAACGTAAGCAGTGACGTTAGTCCAATAAGAGGTATTGCTAAATGGGATTTGATTAGCAGTATTGAGCGTGGCACTACTAGCGGTGGTATTAAAAGCTACATAAACGTTAAGCGTAGGAAGTGAAGCAAGCGTCACGTTAATCTATTTCCTTGATTTGTATTAAGAGTTGACGGCGGTGGAAGCGTTTGATTATTTACGTTTTTACCGGCTCGATTAGCAAATAGGTTTTCCATACGCCTGACATCTTTTAATAACGCATTACGAACTTCGAGTGCAATGGCATTTATGAATTCAGGGTTTTTGGCTAAAAATGCACCAATCATTGCAGCGTCAATTTCTATTTCAATGTTGTTAATGTTGCCACCATTAAAACTTCCGGTTCCTTCTGCCATTATGGATGTACCGTAATTTTTACAGTTCCCGGTGTAGTTCCTGGCATTACGCTTGAATTACCGCCTGGAACCGCAGTTGAGTTTGCCGTTGCAGCAGCGTGAATAATTGGAATGTTTGGAATAGGAATGTGAGTTATTTTACTCAACCATCCAGTAAATGTATTCACGGTCATTGCAGCTACGTCAACTACTCCCTTAAACTTATTTTCATCCCATGCTTTACGTGCAGCATCGGCGGTTGCTTGCGTAGGTGCGCCAAGTTTCCAAATTGCTAACGCACCAAGAACGCCTGCTGCAACCGCAGAACCAATGACCGTTGCCGTGCCTCCTACAATTGTGGCACCAAAAGCTTCCGCAATGGTTATTCCAATGTTTGCCATTTTTGAAGCTGCAAATCCCGCAGTAAGCGCACCGACAATCATTGCACCAATGTTAAGGAGTTTATTTGTGGTGCTTCCAGCAGGAGCGTTCATAATTTTTGTAATTGCTTGTAGAGCCGTTGTCAATGCAGGCAAGATTTTATTTCCAAGTGGAATTAAAGCATCTTGTAACGAAGTTAGGAAGTTTTGCCATGAACCCGATGGAGATTTTAACCATTCGTTAAATTGCGCAAGAGTAGAACCGGGTTTATTTGCATCGGCGTACATCTGTAACATCATTGGAAGTTGTGGCATAAAGTTTGCGAGGGTTGGACCCACAGTTTTTCCAAATGCAGTATTCAAAAATGCAGTTATTCCAAGAGCTTTTTGACCTGCTGTTGCGTATTTATTAAAGCCGTCATTGATTTGCTGAAGAATCATTAGGAATCCACCGGGCTTATTAACCTCAGAAGCAAGTGTTGCTTGATTTATTCCAATTCCTTTTAGTGCAAGATTTAACGGTGTAGCTTTACCTGTTGCGGTTGTCATTGATTTTTCGAGAGCAGCAAGGGCAGTATTCATAGTACGCATAGCTTGTGTACCGTAAATGTTTTGGTTAGCTAATCCAGCAAACAAAGTTGTTATTTCCTGAATGTTCATTCCGTAAGCACCGAATACTGAAAGTGCTTTACCACTCATGGCAGCGTTAAGGTCGTTAGCAGTTAATTTTGAATCCTTGACTGCATTGGTAAAAATGTCCATTGTTTGAGCAACAGATTTTGTTCCTTGAATGTGCAAACGTTGAACGACAAGAGCAGCGTTAAGCGTGTCTGTAAGGCTTCCATTTTCAGCTTTGGCAAACTGTGCAGAAGCGGTTACGGCAGCGTTAGCGTCTTTAAGTGATAAACCACCTTTGACTGCCTGAGCGTAAGCAGCAGCAATGTCAGTTGCAGCAGTAGCAGTATTTTTTGAAACCTTAAGAATTGTTGGACTTAATTCGTCAATTTGTTGTTTGGTAAGGTTTGTGGTTCGAGCTACTTTGTCGAGAGCTTCTTGGTACGACATAGCAAGTTTGGTTGCATAGGCAGCAACTCCAACTGCACCCACTAAAGCAAAATTGCCAATTTTGGTTCCAAGTGCGCCAAGTTTGGCACCGGTGGTATCACCAGCAGCTTGGATTTCTTTCATTCCTGCAATGGTTTCGTCTTTCTTTGCAGAAAAATCTTTGATTGAAGCCATAATCTCAACGATTACTGGTGGCATTAAGGAATCAGACATTAGGAGAGTGCCTTTCGCCATTCATACGAATAGAGTTCTTGTAGTTCTCCCCTACTTTTTTCAAATCCTGGAGCCAAATACGGAAACGCCCTTGAAGTGGCTTGGTATGAACCCACAGTATAAGTAGTACCGCCTCTTTTTGCTGTGTAGCCACTTACTGTTCCACTAAACCCAAGCTCGACACGCCTACCGTACATTTTGGTTGGACCAGTTTTACTTGACCAAGTTCCTAAAGCTTCTCTGCGAACGTCGAGAACTTTAATGGAATTACGAAGGTTGCCTGTTCTGAAGGTTGGATTTGGGTAATTGTTGTCAGCAGTTCCGCTACCTTTGAATTCATCTTTGGCGTGGTTGGCGATAATTAAACCACCTTTTTCGACAATTTTTCTTGATGCTTCGTCAAGGCGTGCAACCTGAGCTTCTAAGTATTTCACAACGTTATCAACACCGCTAACGTGCATTGAAAAATTATCCATTTTGAATCTCCTTGACCACGCTATCTATTGTAAGCAACCAATCGACCATCTCGCTTGGCTGGTTCAAGTAATCATCATGCGAACAAACAAACGTAGAGCGAAAACGGTACTCCCTAAAATACGAAGCAAGTTCTGTGTCTATTTCGACATCCTTGCCTTCAAGGGCAGAACGAAGTCTATTTATTCTGCGGTAAGCGCTTTTGGGTCTGTCACACCATCCGGTGAAAAATCAGGTGCTTTTGAAAATTCATCCGAACAAGCACTAGCCAATTCTTGAAACAAAACCGCTGGCAAATCCAAACATGAGTCCAATGTTGGCAACTCTCCTTTTGACCAAGATTTTACGAAACCCACAATTAACGTTGCTTGATACTCGTTAATTTTTTCTTGTTCTTCTGGCGTAAGTTCAGCCCATTTGCTCCATGTTTCAGGTTTCGTTTCATCGAAGCCAAGACCTTGAAGCTTTGCTGCAATGGAACCTGCTGCCATAAAAGCTTTAGAAATGGCACGATTAGTACGTTCGCTAATCTCATTTCGAGAATAAAGAATTGCTGAATCGCCTGTGGATAAGTTTATTGCTGGCATGTTCTCCCCTTAGTTAATTAGTAGCCGGTTTGGTAAGCAGATGACTGAGCGTTCGTTGTAACTGTCTTAATTGGTGAATAACCCAAGTAACCAGTTCCAGTTGGAATGTCAGACGTATTTCCGCTAGCAGTAAATGATACCTCAACTTCGGTGTATTCCTTACCACGTGTGCGCTTTACGTCATGAAACTGAACCGCAGAGAGCTGCAAAACAATGCTGTGGTTAGTTCCGCTTGTAATGTCGTTAGGGTCAGAAAGCGTAATTGTCATAGCTTCTGGTGAACGACCCAGTGCAAACGCTGAAGAAGTTACCTGACCTGTTGATGTGTTGTACGCAGAAGGTGTTGAGAACGTGTCTGTGGTGCTGTTAACAACGGCAGTGAACTTACCTGTTACTTCAACCGGACCAGCAAAGTTGACGTATGGACCTTGATTTCCCATTGTAAAAATAGGCTTGGTTTTACGGTCAATTTTAAGTTCACCAGTTGAAATGTAATTGTAGGTTGTTCCGTTAATTACAATGGTTGTGTCCCAAGCAGGAATAGGGTGTTCGCCTGTTTCTTCTACGTAAGAGAATGAAGTGAACGGTGCTGGTGCTGTTGTTGAAGAAACGTATGGATTACCAAAGAACTTGATTGTTCCGTCTGCTGACGCTTCTGCACCAAAAGTAATGTTTAGGCTTTCTGCTTGTGCGCCTGAAACGAGGAAATAGTTAGCACCGTCAAAGTCCATAATTGAGTAAGACAATGGCTGTGAACCTTGTGTTGCATCGTTGTAAAGACCAATGGTGTGTGAGTAAGCCGAGCCAGTTACGTTAGCTGTAATGTCATTTCCACCAAGAACTGATAGAAGCAACATTGGAAAAGTGTCGGCGTAAAGGTATGACTTGAAGTCATACTCGTCGTGACGGACACCCTGAACTTGGTCGTACACAAGGTTAGGCGAACCACGCAAGGCTTCATCACGAAGGAATGTTTGCATAGGTGTTACCTGTGGAGAGGTAACTGGAATGAAATAAGGCGAGTATGAACCTGTCGAAGCAGTACCACGAGTAGGTGTTGTTACACCGGCAGCGAGGTTAGCTTCAAGGACAAGTCCAAGATAGCTGTTGGCTGATAAATAGGCTTGATTTGTAGGCATTATTGTTCCTCGTTAATGGTTGGGGTTACTTCTTCTATTGCGGGCTCAGAATCGGCTTGTGGGGTCGTCTTAGGGGCTTTTGGAGTTGATACTGCTTCCCAACGACCATCAGATGGCTGAAATTCAAGGTCATAGGTCTTACCGGCTTCTGCCACAAGGACAGCACCAGTAACGGTTATGTGTGGATAAACACGCTTTTGGTCGCCTGTGTAAGTGAACTTTGACATAATGCTCCTATGTGTTCAAAATCTCAATGACTGCAACTCTAACCGAAGAATAGATTTGTGTCGAACTAGCAGAACCGTTTAATTGACGTGGGTAATACGAGGTTACATCTATGTCAGAACTACCGGGAAAAAGACCCTCTCCCCATTGAAAAATAATTCCAGGCGCACCAGCATTACGGTCTGCCCTAATCGCTGCAATTAAAGAATCAAGAAATTCCTCGTTATCAGCACCGGCGTCCTCTGATTTGCGATGAGTAGAACGAAGGAAACAATCTAAAACAACCGAGTATTCAACGGCTTTTTTACCAGAATGTGCGCCACCTAAAGCAATACGTTTTTCGGATTCACGTTCGAAATAGATGTAAAGAATTGCACCTGAGCTATGTCCGGGGTCTTCACCAGCATAAAACTCCATTTCAGGAGTGAATTTTGCAGGAAAAGGTTTAACAGTCGAAAGGTTTGTAATACCTGCACCAACAAGATAATTGGTAATTGCTGCTCGAACCGTAGCTCTGGACATTAACTACGAGCCCAAACAATACGGTATTGGTCGAGAAGGTCGTATGCAGCCATCATGTCTTCGGCAGAACCTTGAGCTTTTGGCGTCACAGCAGAAGGCTCACCAATTTCGTTAAGGACAATTCCACCTTGTCCACGTTGTTTTACGAGAGCGACTACGAAATGAATTACTGCTTGTTTTATGGATGCTGGCATAGCAGAGAAATTGACACCAGCTCCGTGCTTAAAACGTGTTGGGTTCGTAAGCGGAACAGTCGTACTGCCCATTACAAAAGAAGAATCAACCAAAACGTATTCGTCATTCATCCCATCCCAAATTGTCATGTTCATTCCGGGGAAAATTCCAGTTGAATCATTTACTTCGAGTGTGTAGGAACCTGAGTTTGTTGTTGTGGTTGTAAATGTGTTAGCCCAACCATTAATGTAAGTCCACTGTGCAAAAAGCTCTGCGTCAGGAGCCCAATTACCACCAGCGATTGTTATTGGACCAACTGCCAGACCAATACTTGAAGCATACGTAACAATAAATTGCTCACGCTCCACAGAACAGGTGTCTGGCGTAATCGTTACGTCATACATTCCTTGACCCGGACCCCAACCAATTTGAAAATCTGTTACAGCAAGAATTGGAGTGAAATAAGGATTTATGATGACTTGACCTAAACGATTTGGTCGGTATCTACCGTTTTCGGTGTTGTAAGTAGCGTTTAATGAGCCGTATTGACCCATTGTAAACAGGTCTGCCATTGAAGAAGCTCGAACAATTAGCTCTGCAAGCGAGCGGTCTTGTACGGCTTGACTGCCGTTTTCGACAAGATTTGAAAAGTCAATAGCAGAAGCAGTAGCGGAAAACTTAACTTCTTCCAGAGATACGTAAGGTTCGATACGACCTGACTGTTGTATCCATGATGCGGTTGCCATGTTAGTCATTGTTTTGTTCCTCTGGTATCAAATTGGTACTGCCACATTTACCGCATTTGTCTCGATAAAGACCAACAAACGTGCAGTCTTGGCAAACGTAGCCACTTGCATTACGAAATGTGATACCAGCCACAGCGAAGTCTCCTGATTTTTTCAGCAGAGTTGCTTCTGCTCCCGATACGTTAAACGTACCATCCTTCGAACGGTTGATGACTTTATTGCCAACCTCAACCTGTTGTAATCCTTTATCGCTGCCTACAAGTCTCATGTATTTATTCTCCCTTAAAAAGAGAAGCGGTGCAAGGGTCAGGGGAGGCAAACCCTTGCACCGCATTTCTCCGTGCTAGCTAATTACTTAACTAGCGATTTTGTACCTATCCTTATGAAAGGATGTTGGTGATTGCACCTGACCAAGCCGGAGCGCGGAACGCAAGTGTTCCGTACTGGTAGGTCGAAATGTCCCAAGACAACTGAATCTGTGGCCATTCAAGAACAATCATGTCCTGAACGTTTACCACTTGGACAGTCTCAGAAACACCTGAGTCAGGGAATGGAAGTGTCTTGCTGTGAACCAAAGCAACACCAGCAGGCATGTATGGGTGAGCAACAACGTCAACCATCTTTCCTGTTGATTCGTTCTGAATCGCAGTGACTACTGAACCGATTGTTACGCCATCGCTACCAGTCTGGTAGTTAAGACGGTAACCAGTTGGTGTACCTTCCTGCTGAATTGAAGCTGCCAATGCCTTACGGATTGAAGCAGTTGTCAAAATCATGTCAGGGTCAGCAATTACTGATGAGTAAAGGTTGTAGAACACAGACTGGAAGTCGTTACCCGGTACGCTCTGTGAAAGAGCTCCGTTGAGTGCAACTACGTTTCCTGACAAAGCAGGGTTAGTCAATGTTGATACGTAACCGTCGTAACCAAGTGTGTTTCCTGAGCCGTTGTCAGCAGAAGTCGAAGGCAGAGCAGCGACAGTTGCAAATGTGGCAGGTGTTACACCGTTAGTTAGAACAGTTGTTCCCTTGTAGTAAGTGCCTGAGTAGTTTACGTATGTGTTAACGGCAATAGTTCCAGAAGGCACTCCACCAGTGATTGCAAGTGTGATACCTGAACCTGTTGTGGTAGTTGGTGTTCCTGATGCTGTAATTGCCTGTGACTCTCCTGCTGATGAGGAGAATGTTACGTAAACGGCTGTTGCGGTTCCTGAAGGAAGTCCAGTTGCAGAAGCTGCTGCGTTAGTAGCTGCTGCTGATACACCACTGATGTTGATTACAGAAGCACGTCCGTTGAGCATGTTGCGCTCTTCACCGAGCATGTGAGCCCAGATTGTTGAAGTGTGTGACAACTGGCGAAGGTCTGTGTATCCCTGTCCAGCGAACTGAGCTGTAAGGTCAACTTGGTCAGACACACCCTGGTTTACGTGTGACAAAACAATCTTGTCAGCAGCGTATTCAATCTTGCTTGGGCGGTTAAGCGTTACTGGACCAAACTGAGCAGTTGTGCCAGTTGGGTTGAAGAACGTACTCATGTTTGGTACGCCACCAGTGTTCGAGTTCGTTACACCGAGGATGCGACGGAACTCGTAAGCCTGACCGATTCCACCGATACGGCTTGTGCTGTTACGAAGAATGAACGAGCGAGGAACAAGAAGTGCCAAAGCAGGTTCAAGGTCGTAAGGTACAAGACCTGTTACGCCAGAGTTGCTGTTGTTAAGTGGGTTGGTAAGTGTCCACTCTGAGCCAGCCTTAGTTACATCGCTCACACGGTCAAGTGCAGTAGTGATGTCACCAATTTGGTCAGCAGACATTCCCTTAGTTACGAGGTCACGGATTTCTCCAATGCGCTCCTCAACAGAGGCGCTCTTAACAAGTGAATTACCATTAAATGATACTGTTCCGGTCTTAGCAGCACGGAGTGAGTTTGACTGGCAAACGCTAAGTGCTGATTTGTAAGCTTCGAAACGGTCAAGACGCTGTTCAGCAGGAAGTCCGCCGAACAACTGGTCTAATGATGGGGCTGTAAATGCCATTAGTTTTATCTCCTAGATAAATTAGTTTTGAAGGATTCTCTTGGCGTCGGCTTCCATTTCGGCAGCCTTGTTCAAGTATCCAGCCTTCATTGATGGGTCAACTACTTCGTGAGCAAGCTTGCGGTACCGACCAGCTTCACTTTGTAGTCTTTCAGCGTCAGCAGATTTACTTGCTTGTGCTTGTGTTGCTCGGAGGACAGGTCCACCGGGTGCAGCCATCTCACGCACTTCATCTAACGCAGCCTTCAGGAGGTTTAGCTCCTCTTTTGCTTCTGCTAGTTCAGCCTTTGTTGTGATGGTTTCCTCAAGACCTAAAGCCTTGACGATTTCGTTTCGCAGTTCAGACTTGATTTCGTCTGTTGCGTTATCTGCCGAAGCAGACTTAAGAAGGTCGGCGCT